GTTAGCATTATCAATAACGCGACTCCTATATCATGTATGGCAGGAAACTCTTTGGCAATGGTAAAATGGGCATCCACACTGAATACGTCCAAATTTTTATCTTTGCAAAAACGTTGGACTACAATTTCCAGCGATGTAACAAATATCACTTTTATGTGGTGGGCGGAAAGAAATGGTTTAAAAGTATATGCCCTTCCACCAGAAGGCAATAAATGGAAAACAAAATTTTGGATTGTAAAATCTGTGTTGATTCCAGAAAATAATCAGTTTAATCCGCGGCCGCGACCCAAACGAGATAGTCAATGAAGAAACATGCTGTCTTCTTGAGGGGTAATCCAAGAACTTGGAATCACATTAAAGAATCTATAATTAATTTTTTCAACGAAAATCTGGACATGCCAGACTGGTATGTCTGTTTTTGGGAATCACAAACAACTGATATTGAACAACTCACTAAAGATTTTTTAGGCTCTAACTTAAAATATTTGATAATAAAAACTTATGATTTTGAAAAATTTGATAGTGAAATTTTTACACCATATAAGAGTGATACCTTAACTGGCCAGGGGACTCCTATAAGTAAATTGTCAGAAGGTTCACATTATTGGAAAACCGCCTATCTAGATCATACATTGTCTATGGAAAAAAGAAAACAAGAGTTACTAAATCATTTTGTTTATGATACAGTGTCTTTTATAAGACCAGATATTTTCTATTATCAAGTCGGTATATCGCCAAATAATTTCGACGATGTAAAAAACCTGGAAGGTTTTGAGGTTGCTGGTATTAACTGGGAATACGGGCTTACGGTGGATATCGATGGCAACTTGCATACTCGGAAAAGAAGTATAATCATGGGAAGTGATGCCTGGTGGAAGGAAAAAGCACATATGTCTTTCTGGACAAATGATTTTTTCTATAGTGGCGCAAGCATACCTGCGGATATTCTCGGTACTCGTTTTTTTGATTGCGCACTTAATAATAATCTTAGACAATTGTCAAATGGTAATCCACACAATTTGCTTGGTTTGGTTGCTATGAAATATCAATTTTTTACAACAAGATTACAAACGTTGCATTGCAGATTAACTCGACCCAATCATTTTTATTATGACAAAGTTCAAAAAAAATATATTCTTAATGAAAATAGACCTAACGAAATTTTGCCTTGGGAGAAAGTGGAAAACAAAGAAAAAGACCGCATGTATAAGTTATTAGATATAGATCCTAATGATTATGGTTAGTGTCGTATCGCCTCAAACTTCAGTTGAATAAATCTTCGCAAATTTTAGTCGAACAAAAGTCTTTCTCGCAATAGCGATTCCGGTAAGAAAGATAAAATTGGTAAGGGCAATTGCAAAAGGCGCCCAGCCTATTTCTGTGCAAATCTTAATAATAGCATAACTTAAAGGAAACATTATAATGGCACCTATTAGAGTGTCATATATTGCTTCATGCATTGCTTTTTTTAATGCTGGTGTCATTGGTCATTTGTAATGTAAGCAGGTCATCATGATATACTTGTCGTTATCAGTGGGCGACTTACCATTGTGTGGGAACATCCATGTGGGAGGAAATAATACAGCCCTGCCAGCTTTCGGTAGAACTTCAACGTGATGATGAGGAAAGGTAGTCAATCCATTATTATCATTAAGATATATGATGGATACACAAAATCTAGAGGCCGATTCTCTGTCAGAGACATCAACGTGAGTTTTAAAATGATCATCTGAGCCCTTGACGTATTTCTTAATACGAATGTCTTCAAACGTATTAATTTCAACAAAAGAACGTAGCCCCACGGCATTGAAGTAGTCTTCATAGATTGGTATCAACGACTGGGCAACGGCCACACCTAGGCTTTTGAGTTCTGGCGTTTGAGTTAAATTAAGTTGATGAAACTTGAAGGACTTGGTGTCGTGTTCTTCGGCGATTGACGAATGGCGCTCATACTCATTGATGATTTTTTTACAGTTTTCTGTAGTAATGATGTCGTTGTAAACTTTAATGAAATCAGTCAGTTTCATAATTTGGTTCCTATCGCCATATACTTGTCAAAGAAAACTTTGCCTTCCCAAGAATGATATGTTTGCTTAATCTTTCCTGTATAGGACGGTTTAGTAATACCTGTGTTTTCCAAATGAGCTTCAATACTATCAACGCAGTTAATGCCATACATCTCTTCAATTATATTGGAAGACTGTAGTGCAAAGACTGCATTTTTATTGCCTGTAGTTAAGTCCTTTAACGGATACATTTGCTCACATCCGGTTGTAATTACAATGTCAGTATCTATTGCATTGATATCATGAAATGCAAAAGGTATATCCAGCATTATATGGTTGATATCAATATACTGGTCTGAGATGTAATGCTTATTGAAGATTTTGGATAGTTCCAACGCCTCTTTATCAATGTCAATTAAATCCATATGCTTGACATTTAAGTTCTCGCAAAGAAGAGGCACCAAAGGAAATCCCAACCAAGAGTTTAAAATGATAATATTATATTGTTTGTCCGGAGCAAATTTTGAGTCCAAGACCGTTTTCAATTCTTCAACCAACCAGACGGAAGCATCCATTGTATTTGGATTTAATGACTGTCTGAAGTCATCATGTTTATGAGGCATTTCGTGCGCAACCTTTTCGAGCGCAAGTCCCCAATATTTCATACTATTTAAAAAATTAAAGTTTAACATCTTGTGGTCGCTCCATGGAATCAAATAAACAAAAATAAGGCAGGTCTCTTTTAATACGTTCTTCAATATCGGTTGGGTAAATGTAACCATAGTTATAACTGTACGCCCAACCAGTTGGAAAAAACTTAATGTTGACCAGTCTTTCTCTTCTATGGCCAAACATATTATCTAATCCTCTATAATACCAAAAAAGTTGTGAAGGATAATCTTTTACAAAATTGGTAATCTTATCGACATCCAGATTATCATTCCAACGCAATACGCTGGAATTAAGATCAGTAAATTTGTGCGGAATATGTCTAGTTTGTTTGTATTGTCTTTCTAGGTCGTGCCAATGAGTTTTTAAGAAACACAAACAATCTGATACATCAAAGTCTACAATTGCGTCAATGTTTTTCTGAATGTGTATATCCAAATCTAAGAACATCTTTTCACCGGGTTGTGTAATAAGAGTCTTATCAAATAGGTGAAGTTTATTCCACCATTTTTCGTAGTAATTGTTTTGAGGCAAAGGTATCACTTCAATATTACCCCAAAGATCACTAGCATCGTCAGTTAAACAAAAGAACTCAAAATCTCTGGTAATATTTCTCATACATGCTTCATAGACGTTATTTACGTATGCGGAGTTATACTTTGTCCCCCACTTTACAGTGTAGATACTTATATGGTCTGTTCTGTGTGGCCAATGACCTAGGGTGGTAAACGGTGCCACATCTCTGTTGAACCAATCAAAAGGTTTAGACATTTTTGTCATAGCTGTATAATACACTGGTTAAAAAGTACTCTTTCTGCCGTCAGGTTGTTCTTCTTGCAGAAGTCACCTATTGCCTCACGAACGCCAAAGTGATTAATATTATCTTTTGAAACATCGTCCAAAAAAATAGTTCCCTTAGTTTTTACCACGTTCAGCGAATCTGTCAAATCGGAAATGACACCATCATAGCTGTGATCTCCGTCTATGTAGATCCAGTCTAACTTTTCGTCATTGTAATTTTTAAACCACTCTGTGGATGTCATTCGATGAATTGTCACCGGCAAAGATTTAAATTCTTCGCAAATACTACCATATAGATTATCATAAAAAATTTGAAAGTCTTTTGGATCTTCTGATCCAACTAAACGAGAATATCTCTTTAGTATACCTTCGTAACCTATATTGTTCCAGTCTGTTGAGTTTTCATAAACGTCAATATTCCAAGGATCAACCATGTGCAAATGTCGTGCCTTCTTCAGGAAGATTTTAGAAGACGCGCCTCTCCACACACCAATCTCAGCACCCAAACTATCTGCGGGAATATAATTTTCCACCAAAGGTGCAACATCGCTGTTGCCGCCGAGCATCATTGCCAATGCTCCAGCAGGTTTGCGTCTACCAATTCATCTTGTTTTGTATGACCGCGACTTTTATCTTCGAACGGTAACAAGTCTACATTAAAGACGCACAGAATGCAACCAGGCCTGTAAATGCCCACGCGAACATCGTCATCTGCCCATGATCTTCCTCTGTTATAAGAATAAGCATAGTCAGACGGAAAATGATCCCAAAGTTTTTGGCCCCAATCACCCCAACGCCAACTGTGATAGTTGTCGGTACCATCGGTGAAAGTGTACCAGATTAAGTCTTGATTTTTGAGAACATCGTTCCAAATAACTTCACACTGGTCATCACTCCAGACTTGGCAACTTCCATTGGTATAGGCGCCATGTGATAGTTTAAATCTACGAGTTTTCATTGGGCGAGGATCTTGCCAATGAGATTTTAATTTTGTTGGTCTGTCTAAGTTGTACGTTAAGATTGGATCCAGGTCTTGCTGAATAACAACGTCTAGATCAAAGAAAACAAATCGACCAGTAGGTTTGTCTTCTGCAAAGTTATGCGTATTGAAAACAAACGTCTTGGGTCGGTCCCAACATCTTGCCATACCATACTTAAAGTCTTCGGTTTCAAACCAGTATTTTGGATGAATGTTGGGGATATCAGGAAAAGGAATTACTTTAATATCTGGGTCCAACCCTTCAGCATCGTCAGTATAACAATAAAAATGTAAGTCATGAATCTTATTGGTATGACGCTTTGTCATATTAAAAAGTTTGTTAACAAAATGAGGACCGTACTTTGTACCCCATTTACAGCACACATAGTTTACTCTCATGTTTCAACTCCATTCCAAAGATTAAGCAATCTCCGATCTTTTAACTCATTAATTTTTATCTGCTGTTTTGCTGCCGGATCCGGCGTTAAATCACTATTGAAAATACAGATTTTTGCATCTTCCCTATACTTAAATTTTTCAATATCGTTGGGATAATGCTTACCTCTGTTATAAGAATATGCCCAATCACTAGGTATATTTGACCAGAAATTGCGTTGCCTCCAGTAGTGATAATTATCGCTGCCCTTGAAAAAGGTTTTAAACACAACCTCTTCGTTGAAGATAACATCCAAATAAATGTTTTCACACTGGTTGCCTTTCCACAACATCATACTAGAATTGAAGAAAGTTCCTCTAATGTCTATGAAAAATCTTTCATGTTTCTGTGATTCTGGTTGCCAGCGAGAATGTAGAATTCTGGGTTTTTCTGCTAGTTTGTCTATCTCGTCAATGTTACTTTGGATGATAACGTCAAGGTCAAAATAGCAATACTTGCCCTCATGCGGCAACCATTTGTGAGAATTGAACAATAGAAACTTAGCGCGATCCCAGCAATAGTTTTCTATACCAAACCAGTACTGAGGATGCAATACACCATCGTCAGGAATACCCTTAGTATCACAAATTAACCCATCAGGTTCATCGGTGAAGCATGTAAAGGTAAATGGCCTTGTGTAGTTCTTCATTATCATTTTGTAGAGATTATTCACGTATTCTGGAGAATACTTGTCACCCCACTTAATGCATAAAAAGTTCATCATATTTGTTTGCTGCATTAGGAAATAGGTCCGATCCGTTTAGTAAGGCAATAATGTATGAGCGTCTTATCAAGAATTTAGTTCGGTCAAGTATGTCGGCACCAAAAGTAAAAGAGTAGATTAGACCTTTGGGGAATACGTTAAAATTTAGATTTTCGTGCCATAGAAACCTGTCATCTCCATAATATTTAACCATGTAATAGTCGAGATTACTTTCAAAAAGTTCCCATATACCTTTGGTTGTTCCAGATTTCCAAAGCACTACGCTAGAATTGTAGTTGCTTAAGAACCTCATAGAATGCTTACCAGGATCCAAGTTTGGAAACTCATTATCTTTCCAGTAAGTATAACAGATGGTTGGCACGATGTCAACAAAATTAAACAATTTGGAGACGTTTTTCTGTATTCTTACGTCTAAATCTAGATAAATAATATCACCAAGATTATCTAAAGAATACATCCATAGTTTATACCAATGGCCATCCAAGTTCTTAGGAAGTGGTATGGTCTTGATATTCGCATTTAATCCAACAGGATTGTCCGTGATGCAAACGTGATTATAACCGGATTCAATTGAATTATAAATACGATTAACGTCTTCCGACGAGTATTTTGTTCCGTATTTTAGTGTCAAGATGGTTTTCATTAAATCAACTTTTTTATAAATAAAAGCATAATAACAGGGTATAACATGGCCGCCGTACAAAACCTTCAGATTGATCAAGGAACTACATGGTTCATTACGGTAACCGTAACTGATGAGAATGGAGACGTAAAGGATTTAACAGATTATACTGCCACAGCGCACATGAGAAAGTCGTATTACAGCACTACTTATACTAACCTAAACGCTACCATTCCAGTACCCAAGACAGATGGAGTTGTTAGACTGGATTTATCGTCCACTCAGTCTTCAGCGGTGACATCAGGCAGGTACGTTTACGATTTGGAAGTTGCGGATAGTAGCATTCCAGAAACATTGAGGGTTATAGAAGGTATTGTAACTGTAAACCCGGAAGTAACTAAATAATATGGCAAACATTAACGTAGAAATAGGTGGCAACCAAACGATTAGTGCCGCCGTTAATACCCAACAAACACTTGGCGCCAGAGTTAATACAGTAAAAGCTGGCGCCAAATTAGAAAATATAAGTAACGTAGCGATTGATGCGGCAAGTTTAGAAGATGGTTATACTCTGGTTTATAATAGCACGAACGGAAAATGGGAAGCGGCACCCGCGTCAGATGCAGTCTTAGCGACCGTAGATGGCGGAACTTTTTAGATAGCAACATAACAAGAGGATTTACCATATGTCAACAGTAATTCAAATTAAAAGAGCAGCAGGATCTACTGCACCTACTACGAGCGATCTAGCAGAAGGCGAAATGGCATATGCCGAAGACGCCTCGAATTTGGGCGTTTCGGCAAAACTCTATATTGAGTCGGTAGAAGACGGCAGCGCCGCGATTCACGCAATTGGCGGTAAGTATTTTACCGACAAGATTGAGGCCCTCTACGACAAGCCAACAACCACTGTTGGTGGCAAAGTCAATTTTCTTGAAGGTACAAATAACGGTACCAACAAGATTATTGTTAAAGCTCCAAACACAATAGCGAGCAATGTAACATTCACGCTTCCTTCTGCTGATGGATCCGATGGGCATATTCTACAAACAAACGGTTCAGGCACACTTTCATTCTCAGCGCCAGCCTCGTCTTCGTTTACACTTAGCGACAACCAAGGAACTCCAAATACTGATTCGTTTACAACTGGCGAAACTCTAACTTTTTCTGGTACTGCTGGTATCAAAACAACTGTTTCGGCCAATCAAATTGGTATCGTTGTTGACGTAAACGGAACCACGGCAGTAGAGACTCTTGCTGATTCAGACGAATTCTTAGTATATGATGCATCTGCAACAGCAAACCGTAAAGTA